TTCCAGGGATTCCTGAATGCCAAGGAGAGGGCCAACCCGATCACTGCGACTGTCAACACCAGCTACGATGCGACCGGTCAGGTCATCGGAAGTGACACGACGAAGTCCAGTGGCGGCGTGAGCGCCAATGCAGCGAACATGCTGGCTATGCAGAAGGCACAGCAGAGTCCCGAGTATGGCGCATATCAGGCTGCCACCACTTACATGAACGCATTGAAGCAAGCGATTGGCAGGTGAGTGGGGTGGCAGTAAGCGGCGAGGACCTTTTGGACTACGGCGAGAAGTATATTGGCACCCCGTATTGACGTATGGGGAGGCAATAGCCTCACCTCTGGTGTTGACTGCTCTGGCCTGATCCAGCAGGTATACAAGAACTTCGGCATCTCCGTCCCCCGGACGACCTACGACATGATCGGTCAGGGTCAGGCTGTCAGCATTGACAAGCTTCAGGTTGGTGACCTGGTGTTCTTCTCTGCTGGTCCTGGTGGTAAGTCTCCTGACCATGTTGCCATGTATGCGGGTAATGGTCAGATGCTTGAGGCTCCTCGCCCCGGCGAGGCTGTGCGACTGACTAGCTTTACTCAATCTTACTATGCTAGTCGCTTCGTAGGAGCACGCCGTATTAGCGGCGTGACTAACTCCGCTGGCGCTGGAACATACAGCACGACGGACACCAACAACACGGCAGCGAAGCTTGATCCTCAGGAGTTGGCTACTGAGTACGGCTTCGCCTACTCGTTCCTTCAGCATAATCCAGATCTCAAGGGTCTGTTCAATCAAGCCGTCTCGGGTAACTGGACTGCTGACAAGTTCACTGCCGAACTCCAGAGTACCAACTGGTACAAGGAGAACAGTAACACTGCACGTCAGTCCCTGATGGAACAGTCAACTGATCCTGCAACATACTCTGCGAAGCTCTCTGCTATGACCACACAGATTCAGCAGATGGCAGGTCAGATGGGTGCGGCTATTCCAGCGAGTAAGCTTGGTGGTATCGCCAAGACTGCACTAATGACCAACATGGATCAGGGTGCACTTGAGAATGTTCTCGGTGGATACGTGAAGTTCCAGAATAACGGCACCCTTGGGGGTGCCGCTGGTGCCTTCCAGAACCAGATCACTCAGTATGCGACTCAAATGGGTGTCGGTGTCACCGATCAGTCTGTGAAGAATCAGGCACAGATGATTGCTCGTGGACTTATGACGAGTGATGATGCGATGGAGAATATCCGTCAGTCTGCCATCTCGGCCTATCCTGCATACACCGACCAGATCAACGGTGGTTCCACCATGCAGGATATAGCACAGCCCTACATGCAGGTGGCAAGTAGTGTACTTGAGCAGCCTAATACCAGCTACACGGTGAACACCCCACTGATTCAGTCCGCACTCAACAAGATGAATGCTCAAGGCCAGCCAACTGGAATGAGTCTCACAGATTTTGAACAGTCCCTGAAGTCCTCGCCCCAGTGGCTCGGTACTCAGAATGCACAAGACTCCCTTATGGGAGTCGGACATGCAGTTCTTCAGAACATGGGAGTTGCTACGTGACGACTCCCACCATTGACGCATCCACTCTTGCTGAAGAGTACGGCTTCACTTCCGCATTCCTGAATGCGAATCCGGAACTGAAGAAGTTGTTCTCAACTGCTGTAGCGAAGACATACAGCACTGACAAGTTCACTGCCGCACTTGAGAATACTCAGTGGTACAAGAGCACGAGCAGCAATGAGCGCAAGTGGCTACTTGAGGTTTCCAGCGATCCTGCCACTGCCAAGCAGGATCTGGCTCAGGCTACAGTCCATGCCAAGCAGCTCATGGCTTCCGTTGGTGCAAACCTCAACGCCAGTCAGCTTGCCGGTCTCGCCTATAACATTCAGGCGAAGGGTTGGACTGACAGTCAGGCCACCTATTACGGTGGCCAGTATGCGAAGCTCACCAACGGCTCCATGTCCGGGGATGCAGAGACGCAGTACAGCAATGCACTCCAGTACGCCTACTCGATGGGTGTGACAATGTCCAACTCCTGGTATCAAACGCAGGTTGACAACATCGAGAAGGGTACGTCGACGTACTCCGACCTTCAGGCTGGCATCAACAAGCAGGCGAAGGCACAGTTCCCTCAGTATGAAAAGCAGATAGCCTCAGGAATGACGATGCAAGACATCGCGTCTCCGTATGTTACCCAGATGGGTAACATCCTTGAGGTGAATCCCACCACGATCAGTACGTTCGACCCGACCATCAAGGCTGCGTTGAACTACAAGGACCCGACCACGGGAGCCCCAGGCTCCCAGCCATTGTGGCAGTTCGAGAACAGTCTCAGGACTGACCCTCGCTGGCTCGGCACTCAGAATGCTCAGGATTCAATCATGGGTACAGCCCATAAGGTGCTACAGGATATGGGGATGGCCACATGACGACTCCGACTGACACGACCGTCGCCGGTCTGAGTGGTGCCAATCGTGACGCGTACACCGCGCTCACGAACATGTTCGACAGCTACGGGCTGTCGACCCTGGCGCCTGACATTCTGAACTATGTCCAGCAGGGATACAGCTCAGACACGATCAGCGTCCTCCTCCAGAACACCGCCGCCTACAAGCAGCGCTTCGCTGGCAATCAGCAGAGGCTGAAGGCTGGTCTTCCTGTTCTCTCCCCGGCCAATTATCTCGCCACTGAGGACGCGTACCGTCAGTCCATGAGGGCTGCCGGACTTCCGTCCGGCTTCTACGACTCTCCGACTGACTTCACCAACTTCATTGGGGCGGACGTCAGTCCGACCGAGATGAACTCCAGGATTCAGCTGGCAGCACAGGCCACCGTCACCGCCTCTCCCCAGTACACGGCAGCCCTGAAGGACATGGGTCTCAGTTCTGGCGACATGACAGCCTATTTCCTGGACCCGACGAAGGCTCTTCCGATCCTCCAGCAGCAGGCGAATACCGCCGCGATCGGTGCATCCGCCCTGGCTACTGGAAATGCTTTCGATCAGGGCTACGCCACAACTCTCGCCCAGTCTGGCATCACTGGATCTCAGGCACTTCAGGGATACGGCCAGATCGCCAACGAGTACGGCAGTCTCCAGCAGGCCGCACAGCAGTACGGCCAGAACTACACGTACGGCCAGGAAGAGCAGGCTGTGTTCCAGCCTGGCACTGGCAACGCTGGTTCTGGTGGTGAGCTTGACGCCGCCACATTCCAGCAGAGGCTCGCGTCCTGGCAGCGTGCGAACACCAACGGCACCTTGGGTGCCGCATCTCAGGGTCTTGCTCGCCATGGTGGCGGACAGCTCACCTAGTAAGGCGAGCCTCAGGGCTCGCAATGCCCGCAATTACATTGCTGGCTAGCTGTTGATGTAATCAACAGCGAACTGGAGAAAGACCCAATGGTGGGTCGTCCGCTTTGGAAGCGGAAGGCGGTCGGTTCGATCCCGACTCTCCAGACTGCGGGATAGTTCAATTGGTAGAACGCTGGCCTCATAAGCCAGAAGTTGTGGGTTCGAGTCCCACTCCCGCCATTTCCGATTAGCTCAGTAGGTAGAGCGAGTGATTGTTAATCACTTAAGCCCAGGTTCGAATCCTGGATCGGAAGCTCTTGACGCGATCGACCGGCCCGCGTTCTCGTACTCTCGACCGGTAGAGTGAGCTTGTTTCTTTTCTCCCCAGGGAAGCGACATGGCATTCGATTAACCTTGAAATAGAAACTGGGAGCATGGTCATGACTGACCCTTGGGGTTTCGACCCGAACCTGAACGAAAACCAGAACCAGGACACCACGAACAAGGGCCTGCGAAGCTGGGCTGAAAGTGTTCAGAAGAAGAATGACGAGCTTTCTGCTGCTCTGGCAGACGTGCTTGCGAAGCAGAAGGCTTACGAACTCGGTTCGGTGTTTGAAGACCTCGGCGTGCCCAAGAGTGCAGCGAAGCTGTACAGGGGCGACGCAGACCCGGAGGCAATCAAGTCTTGGGTCACTGAAGTAAAGACTGCCTTCGGTGTTGGCAGTCCAGATCCCGTCACCGATGTAATCCCTGGGATCTCCCCCGATCCTGCCGCCCTCACTCCCGGTCAGGAGAACCTGTTCCGTCAGCTTACCGCTGCCGGTTCCGATGGTCGCCCTTCGACTGGGATTGAGGACTTGCAGCGTGGAGCCAACCAGGCCACGTCGGTTGCGGAGCTGATTGCCAACATGGCTAATGCCCGTTAATCAAATGTCAACTACTATCCCAAAAGGATGTGAGACCCTTAGGACCAAGGTATGCACTGGTTGCACAATTGAGAAGTCTGTGGAAGACTTCCATCGGAACAAGAGAGATGCTAGCGAAACTCAATCTCAATGTAAGGCGTGCAATAAAGCACGCCTCTCCACTCCAGAGAACATTGAGCGAAGGAAGCGCTATGCATGGCTTGGATGCCTAAAGAAGTTTGGCATCACTGAATCCGATTACAATGAGATGTTCGATAGGCAGCTCGGGCTTTGCGCCATATGCCACAAGCCAGAGAATGACATCAAACTTGCAGTAGATCACAACCACGATACTGATGAAGTTCGTGGTCTTCTCTGCAAAAGATGCAACATGGCCATAGGGCTTCTCGGAGACAATTATGAAACCGTACTAAGTGCAGCTTTGTATCTGAAGGGCAACAAATAGCGAACGCCTTTACCGGCACCGCTGCCATGGCGAACCTTGTCCAGACTACCTACGACCGTGCTCTTGAGTTCGCTCTGCGTGCTCAGCCCATGTTCCGTCAGGCAGCTGACAAGCGCCCTGTGCAGCAGGCTATGCCCGGTTCCTCTGTCGTGTTCGAACTGTACGCCGACCTGGCGCAGGCGATCACCCCACTGAATGAGCTGGTTGACCCGGACGCTGTCGCGGCCGGTAACCCGACCACGGTCACCGTTACTCTCAATGAGTACGGTAACGCGATCCTCGTTTCCAACAAGCTGGACCTGTTCAGCTTCACCGACGTGACTGCCGGTCTCGTCAACCAGGTCGCCTGGAACCTTGTCGACTCGATCGACCTGGTTGTTCAGAACGTCCTGGCTGCTGGCACCCAGAACATTCGAAGGAATGGTTCTGCGTCGGCTGCGGCTCAAGCCGCGCCGCTGTACAACACCGGCACCCTGAACGGCGTTCAGCCGTTCGACTTCTACGGCTCGGACATCGCCCGTATGGGTGTTGCCAAGCTGCGGGCTCAGTTCGTTCACCCGAACAAGGGCACCAGCTACACCCGCTTCATGCACCCTGAGGTCTCCCTTGACCTTCGGTCCGAGACGGGTAACAATGGCTGGCGTGTCCCGATGTCGTACAGTTCTGCTGACAACATCTGGGCTGGTGAGATTGGTGAGTACGAGGGTTCGATCTTCATCGAGACTCCTCGCTGCATCAATGCCCTGAACGCTGGTACTACTCCTACCCGCGTGTTCAACACCTACCTGATGGGTCAGCAGGCGCTCGCTGAGGCGACCGCCGAAGAGTTCCACACTATCCGTGGTCCGGTCGTTGACAAGCTGACTCGTTTCCAGCCTCTCGGCTGGTACGGCGTTGCGGGTTGGTCTCTGTACCGTCCGCAGGCTCTGATCATCGAGCAGACGACCAGCTCTATCCACAGCACTACGTAATGGGCGTTCTCTGTTTCGATCCCCATATTCGCCTGGCTATATAGCCAGGTGGTTCTATCCTGGATCGAAACAGAGGAGTTCATATGGCTGAGGACTTTACTATCCCTAGCGGTTTCCCCGGTGTGGTCAGCCTTGGGCGCGACCGCGACGAGCGGCATGGCTACCGGGACAACCTCGATGAGGTCGTCCTCCTTGAGGGCCAGAAGAACCTGGTCGCCACGCTGGAGAAGAGTTACGAGATCATGCGAGAGCTGGGCAACAGTCGGCTTGAGTGTGAGCGTAACAAGCATGAGGTTCAGCGTGATGTCGAGCGTGTTCGGGATGAGGTTCGGCATGAGGGTCACGAGACCCGCGAGCTGATCCGCTCCACCGTTGCGGCTGCGGCTCTGGCTGCGGCCAACGCTCAGATCGCTGCGCTTCAGGCGCAGATCAACATCCTGACCGCTCCCGTGCCTACCCCGGCACC